TTGCTTTACAATAGTTGTTTCCGTATCAATCATTTCAGGCTTCCTTCCTTTCCTGCGCTGCATTGGCGCTTATATCCTATATCTTGCGCCTTTATGCCGTAGTCTGGGCGTTTGATGTGGTATCATCTTCTTGTGCAGCGAGTTCGTCTATGTAATTGCGATACTCGGCTTTCTTATCTTCAGTCAGCTCTTCGCGTAGCAGAGCGCTGAAATACTGCGCCGTATAACCCGCTTTGCGTGCAAGCTGCCACTGTCTGATGCCTTTACCAGCCATATAGAGCTTGAGATCCCTGTTAGCCATCGTACTGCCTCCCTTCTATGTGATTGAAACGTTGATTTTTGTTACTGTAGGTGTTAGAATCTTAATAGTGTTAAGATTTATTTGGCACTGCATATCACCGTTAAGATGATTATATTTCGAATATTCGAATTAGTCAATACTTTTTTTCGGTATTTTTAAATATTATTCGAATTATTGGAGGAGTATCCGCAGTGATCGATGTTGATTTGATTTTTAAGCTAATGAAGCAGCAAGGGAAAACACAAAAAGATTTAGCTATCTCGATAGGAGCTTCTCAGGGAAACGTGAGCGATTGGAAAAAGGGGAAAGCTCAACCTTCTGCAAAGGTATTGCCTAAAATTGCAGCTTTTCTGGGCGTTCCAACTGCGCGCCTCTTGGGCGAAACAGACGATTTATCGCAAACACAAAATAAAGCCGCTGCACACTTGCAAGGCGGTGTCGATATTTCCGATCTGCCAAAAGAAGATCAAGAAGATATTAAAGAATACATTGCTTTTAAGCGCGAACAACGAAAAAACAAAGCCTAAAACGCTATCTAAGTGTCTTATATAAAATAAATATTAGGGGGCAGGGACTATGGATTTCACGGACCAGATAAAGCAATTTTCCAAAAGAGTGGTTAGCATGAAGGACAATATTCTCACGGAAGAGGCAACAAAAACGTCTATTGTCATGCCGTTTTTTAATATGCTTGGCTATGATGTTTTTAACCCTCAAGAATTTGTACCAGAGTTTACTTGTGATGTAGGTATCAAAAAAGGAGAAAAGATCGACTACGCCATTATGAAAGATGGTGAGCCGGTTATTCTTGTTGAGGTGAAATGGATTGGGGAGCAACTCGATAAACACGATTCTCAGCTTTTTCGATACTTTGGAACTACTCGCGCTAAATTTTCGATTCTCACAAATGGCGCAATTTATCGATTCTATACAGATCTAGAAGAAACAAATAAAATGGACATGACACCGTTTCTTGAAATCGATTTATTAAATCTTGACGATAATAAAATTCTTGAATTGAAAAAGTTCTGTAAAGAAAATTTTGACGAATCCAACATTTTTGATACTGCATCTGAATTAAAATATATGAGTCTTATTAAGAGCGTACTTCGGGAGCAATTTTCCAGCCCATCCGATGATTTTGTGCGTTTTATATTATCGAATGGCGTCTATGAGGGATTGAAAACGCAAAGCATTGTTGGTAAATACCAGCCAATTGTAAAAAGGGCTATGTCTCAATTCGTGAACGATTTGGTCAGTGAAAAAATACAAAACGCCCTTAAGACAAATGAAGACGTGGAGATAATTGAGACAGAACAAGATGCAGAGGATGTTGCTCCGACAACCAAAAACGAAATTGTAACAACAGAAGAAGAAATTCAAGCGTTTTACATTGTTCGGTCACTGCTATGTCAGGATATTCCAGTAGAAAGAATCCAGTTTAAAGATACCGTGAACTATCTGGGCATACTGCTAGACGGAAAGGTAACAAAATGGATTTGTCGGCTCTCTCTCAAAGATAAAAGCAAATGTGTATTCATCCAGGAAAACGGCGAAACAGTTAAACATCAGCTCGGTTCGATAAATGATTTATACCAATTTAAAGATATTTTGGCAGCACGTGTTATAGAATTAAGTTAATCTGCATTGTTTTAATAAGAAATGTACCTAATTTGGACACCCCTTGTTGTATGATAGATAGTATCAAATAACAAGGGGCGTTTTCATATGTCGATTTGCTTGACATTATCCGAGCAGCTTGATCAAGAGATTCATGATAAGGGTATCATCTTGGAAATTGCGAGTGATATGCCGGAAAAATTTGAAGCCTATTACGATAACGCCTACGGGGTTCCCAATCCATACATAACGATAAATGCTAATGTGAAATCTGAAAGAGCGCGTAACGCTCTAAAGGCTCATGAATTGGGGCATCACGAAAATTGTATTTGCGATCTGCTCTCCGCTCCAAAGTGGATCAGACAGAAATACGAAACGCTTGCGGATCGTTGGAAGCTACAAAGAATCATGCCCATCGAGAAGCTGATTCGAGCTTTTATTGCCCTTTATTACCAGATATACGGCGCCGAATTACAGTATGGGCAATACACAATATACTGGGATCCGTTTAACATAAAGAGGGATCGCCGCCGGCGGTCAGCCTACTGATAGACCTGTGACTCATAACATTTAGAAGGAGGGTGGAGACAATCAGAAATCCTAACGGCTATGGCGGCATAACCAAGTTGCCCGGAAACCGTAGACGCCCTTATCGTGTCCGCGTTACTACTAGCTGGGAACACGGCGGCGTACAAAGGTTTAAAACTATAGGGTATTTCGCGACTTCTAAAGAAGCTATGGTTGCCCTTGCAGAGTATAATAAAAATCCATATTCACTGGACGCCGCCACTATTACCTTTGCGGAGCTTTTTGAAAAATGGTCTGCAGATAAATTTGATGGCGTCTCCCACAGCACTATCAATGGTTATAAGGCTGCGTATAACCATGCAAAAAAAATACACGATATGCGATTCGTAGATATACGAGCCGATCACATGAGAGGAATACTCAAAAATTGTGAGAGAAGCCATGGTACCAAGCGAAAAATTAAGATGCTTTTTAATCAGCTTTTTAAATATGCTATGGAGCACGATATTGTAACAAAGGATTATTCATCATTTGTGAGCGCTGGTTCGAACGAAGAGATAAGTAGCCGCAAGCCTTTTTTGAAGCCGGAGATCAAATTGCTTTGGGAAAACGTTGAGCGTATGGACTATATCGATACAATCCTTATTATGATCGCCACTGGGCTGCGCCCTGGTGAGCTGGTACTACTTGAAAACGCAAATATAGATTTTGAACAAGAAATCATGCGCGGCGGTATTAAAACGGCGGCAGGAAAAAATCGTGTAATCCCAATACATCCGGCTATTATGCCGTACGTTAAGGCTCGGTATAACCCTAATAACAAATACTTCCTCACGGAACGTGGAGATGGCTTATCGTACTATCACTACTACCACGATATTTGGCAAAAAATTATGGAGCAATTACGGCTTAAACACAAGCCCCATGAATGCCGACATACTTTCGCTTCTCTCGCAGATTCCGCAGATATGAATAAGGTCTGCATTAAGCGAATCATGGGACACGCTTCAAAAGATATTACGGACCGAGTATACACCCATAAAGATATTAAAGAACTTAAGTCGGAAATACGAAAAATCAGTTTTGACTTTGTGTCTTGCACGTGACTTTTATGTGTCTTGTTGCTCTTCAAACCGTATTTTTTGGAAGCAAAAAACCCGCCAACCATGCGGTTTGCGGGTTTTGTAAGTGCTTTTCTTTTATCTCTTTGAGAACTTGCGCCTGCGTAACCACGGGTCTATTCACCATTTTGTGACTTGTGTGTGACGTTCTCTTAATTTATGCTTTGGAATACCATTTGTAATAACACTCGTATTTGCGGTGTTTTGTATGTAGTATGGGTGTGATAAGATTTTATTTTTCCCTTATTATTTAGAGCGGCATAGTCATTCAATAATCAGTTTTCCAGCATGTTCGGATGTTGATCCAGGCGGCAAGGGTCGGCTTTTAGGCATTTATAAAAAAATCCCCTTTAAAGGAGGGGATTCAGCGTTAAATTATTTTTTATTTCTTGGTCTCTGAGCAGCTTCTATAATCGTAAGATAGGTTACCGCGCTCCAAAAGGCTAAATTTTTTAATTGTTGCACCATATTTTTCAGGGGTATAGTCCTTCCTTACAGGAGCGGTTTTAATTCCAAGCTTTTCATATTCTTGTTCATATTTCATATTATTCACAACAATCACTCCTTCCTTGTATTATATACACACTTTTAAAAAACATCAACCATTAATTATCATCGTATTGCCATTTCCCAAATGATTTTCTACTATCTTGACCGCAGGGGTGCTAGAAAATGTATGCATATAAGTATGATGTATAGTTAATAAGCAATCTTGCAAATCCTGACAATCTTCTTTCCGTGATGAATCGAATCCCTCCAAATCCACGATTTTCAGTCCTATTTTCTTGCATTCTTCTTTGTCAAAATGCCGATTGTGCGCTTTAGTATCCTTATGATTGCATAATTTTTTGACTACTTCCATGGCCTTCTCATGATCCCCTGAAAACATGTTTTCGCTCAACCATTCTCCGACCATCTTTTCGGCCCAATCAATTGCATTTTCACAATCGCCCAAAAACGTAGGGTGGTATTTCTCTATTATTGGTCTCCATACGAGTATAGCAGATTGATCGGCTTTTACATCCTCCAGAGCTTGTTTAAACTCTTCTAGCACACCATGGCAAGAAACCCCGCCATATTGTGGATCAATCGGTCCGAGGCTTGATTGTTTTCCCATTACTATTTCTCTACATGACAGGGAAATCATAGTTCCAGCAGACATTGCTATTTGGGGTATAAACGCCCTGATGTCATTACCGAAAAAACTTTTAAGATAACGCACAATTGACTCGGTAGCAGCTATGTCTCCACCGGGAGTATGTAAAATCAAATCCAAACCTTTACTTTTATCTAGATGGTGAACGGCTTGCATAAATGCATTCTTATCATTATCGTCTATCCCTGTGGTCGCATTCCCCGATTTTTGTAAGAAACCAGAGTAATATGAAATTACATTTCTGTTAGTGTATTGACCGAATATCTTTAGATATTTCCAGCGGGCTGTATCAAGTGGATGAACTGAATTATTCAAATCTTTTAAAACCGCACCCCAGTCAGGCATAACATTATCTCCTGCTATTATTTTTTATTAACCTGAGAATTTATACTGCAATAATACACCTCTCTCTCTTATTTTTCAATCACAATTTATTTCTATGTTTTATTATTACTTTTTTTCGTGCCTTCAATTGAAACCTACGCAAACAAAATAAGCGGCACCTCACAATAGCAGGATGCCGCCCGTTGATCCTTATTATTCTTTTGGTTTTTCATACTCCATGGCCTGCTTACTGTCACTGATCCCTTTTGTGGTCGGATCAGCAAGCACCCCGATAAAGGACAGTACCGCCATCACCACCGTGCCGATCAAAAACGGATTGGTGAAAAACATTTGCAGCACGTTTCCGATGCTGTCCCACGTGGTCATATCCGCATACGACAGCCCGTAATACGCAAGAATCGGCGAGGCGATCACGCCCAGCAGACCGATCCAAAACTGCGGACTTTTTGCCCGTACCCTCCAGTTAATTTTCTTCATGTTTTTTTCCTCCTGTTATCCTTCCCAAGCCGCACCGAGCGATACCGCCGTATCGTGTCCTATGATACCGTCCGCCTGCAATCCCACTTCCCGCTGATACTTTTTTACGGCTTTTTCCGTGCCGCTGCCAAAACGCCCGTCCGCACCCGCACTTCCAAGCAGCGTAATATACTCGCCGCCCGCGCGCAAAAATGCTTCCTGCACCCACTGTACCTGTAAGTCGTATACCGTAGGGCTGCGGCGCTTTAAAAGATGGTCGATCACAAACGCCTCCGGCGCTTCCGGCTGCACGCACGCCCTCACTTCTTCCAGCGGAAAATACCGCCCCGGACAGTCTGTATCGCTTACCTCGCGGTGTCCCCGCACATCTGTGATGTCATACTGCGCGCACACCCCGCGCACCACGCGCACAAGCGCTTCTTTTTGCGCTTCGCCCATCTGCTCCGCCTGAAAATCACCGTTGCACACAATCCCCACGCTGCGGTCGTTATACCCGAGCCTGTCCAGCGTATGACCTCCGACGTATTCCAAGCCGCGTCCCCAATAAACCGTGCCGTCCTTATCAATATAAATATTGTAATCGATGCCCTTATGCCCCCGCGCAACGTGCATGGCGTGTACAGCCTGCACACTCATATTGCCCTGCACATGATGCAAAATAATAAGGTCGGTCTTTTTGCGCTTGGTATACGCCCGTGCGGGGGTGAGCCCCGCATCCTTGATGTAGCTAAAATCTACTACCATTGTTATTTTCTCCTTTCAAAATAAAAAAAAAGAGTCGAAGCTCCTTAGCATCCTTTCCTTCCGCCCTTGCGACTTCCACTCTTATTGCCCTTTTTTGCCAGTGTCTCTCACCTCCAAGTTTTTTAAGTCGTCGATGCGATGATGCGCGGATTTCGTGCTTTGCTCCACAATCGTCATACGCTCCACGAGGTTATTGTGCTTTGTCACCTTCTCTTCCAGCCGTGCTATGCGGTAATTCGTAAGCCTGGATGACATAATGATAGCTACTATACTGGCAAGGGCAGTACCCGCACTGCCAATAATTGATACTAAAACCGGATCACTCATACTCCTTGCTGCCCTCCTTATACGTTCATTAGCTCTATGCAAAATAGCTTGCTGTACATCCAGAAAGAGTTCTGCGTGCAGTACACGCTAAGCCCTATCTTATCGCCAGGCGAAACATACGCTTCTGCGATAGGGGTATAGCAGCTATGTGTGATTCCCAAATTTGCAGAACTGCAAAAAGTCAAAGCTGATGCGTTCGGCAGACCCGCTTTTGTGATCACACCATTTAGCACAGGGTCGCATTTCACCCAGCCAAAATCTTTCAATGCTCCCGCGGTTCCCCCGATTCCGCACATACCGCCCCAAAACCGTACAAAATTAAATCCCTGCGGAATCACAAAATCTCTGTTATCCCACGTATAAGAGATGCCGGCTGTGTTGACCATCTCTTCATTACACAGCAGGCCATACGCTGTTCCCGCCGGAAGAGCCGTTGCCCCTCCTTTGAATTTTAGAATGGCCGACTTATAAAACTTTGGATCAAGTCCGCCGAGTTTTTCCGAATCGTCGACAATTCCGCTGTTAGTGCTGTCATACGTGCTTTGCAGCATGTACCCTTCAATGCCGCCCTGCTGACCAGTCCACCATGCTTGCCATTGGGCGACGGTATCCGCAAACCACGCCTGAAATTGGTTAAAGATTGTTGTGGTGTCGACCTGGTCCACAACGCCAGACACCCACCCGCACAGCGTCGCATCGCCGCGTGTATCTGTGATCCTTTGTTGTGTTACCACCGTGGTATTTTTTGCAACGAACACATCGGCCAAAGCAATCTCCCATACCGTGTTATTCTGTGTCAGAGAGGGCGCCACGGGGGTAAGAGATGGCGTTCCTTGGAGTACATACAGATCAATATTGCGCGCTGAAATTGCTAAATCCAGCCGTAGCACGACACGATCAATCCTGTCAAGCGTGGTGCTGGATGCCTGCAGCACTAGCACGCGCGAGACATCTTCGATCGCAAATGCTCCCTTGATCCACGCGAGCCCCTGCCTGACTTCTATTGACATAGGTTCCACGGATGCCAAGACCTGAAAACTCGTTGATGGAGTAGGATACACTCCCGTTGATACGATTGCAGAAATCATGTTACGTAAATCTTCTGCGCTGACAGGACGGTCATACGTTGGCAAGCCTGTTCCTGCGTCGTGGTCTACTTGGCTATCAAAAAATAAACTCTTCAAACTACTGTCACCTCTTTGCTTTTTGTAATACGCTTGGCATTTTGTTCCCAAGCGTGATAGTTACTTCAAGATTGTTTTCTTTTTGTACTTCCGCAATCTCCGTTACCCGAGCCGAATAGATAAACTGCGTGGTGCTATCGATGTTGATAACCACATCACATCTGTCACCAAGATCCCAATCCTCCAGATACACGCGGCCTTTTTTATATGGATCTATCTTGGTATCAAAGTCTGTAATCACTTGGTGTTCAAATAACTTTTCTCGCCCGCGCTGCATTAGCGCAGCAGTATACTGAGCAGGCGTTAAATTTTCTGAGCGCAGATCTCGAGCGTCCACAAATAGTTTTTGTTTATACCCTCCTCCGGAACCGTCATAGACAGCATACGTTCGCGATGCGCCCTCTCCTTCTCCTCCGATTATTGCATAATTTTTAAATGCGCTATCGTCAATCACGGATTGCAACTCTTTTACATTCCCGAGCGCACGGGAGAACGCCACGCGGTTGTTTGTACTCTGAGAGTCTGTACGATCAATTCCTTGCCACACGCCCCATGTAAGCGTGTTGCTTACGTAGTCATAAGATATGTGATGGCTTAGCTCTTGTGTTGCGAGCAGCTCATAGAGTCTCGTACCAAGTTCTGCGCCTGTCTCTTGGAACTGTACCGTCATGCCAAGCCCTTTTACCGTCCCAAGCGTTGCGGGTATGTCCTCTTTATAGGTGGCGAACAGCTGCCTAGCTCCCACCTCGATATTGCCATAATAGTTGATTACCGGATAAATAATCTTATCGTCAAGCTGTTTTTCTAGAAAGAAACCGGACAACTGTGCAAAATCCCCTCGGGTCGATTGGTGGATCTGTACTTGCTGAATAATACCGAGCTCCGGCCGATCTGGCGAATAGGCATACCGCATCAAGGGATCATAATGCGCCAAAGGCACTAGAACAGAAAACTCGCCAAACGTGTAGTACCTGCGAGTCCATTGCAGATTGATATATTCCAGATCGTTAATCAGAGCTTTTGTTGCGTCAAGCGCACTCAGTCGTATCATCTATTACACCCCCTTATAGAGTTTGTTGTAATACACCGATACAGATACGGAGTTTTCACCTTGCGCGGCTGAATACGTCAGACTAACGCCGCCGCGGTCGATCGAGAAAAATGTGCTCCTACGGTCCATTAATCGATTTATGTTGATGCCGTTGCGCTGCACGGATTGCTCCTCACAATCAATCTCTAGCACGTCTCCGATAGACAACAGCGTATTCGTCCCCGCCGACACACGCACATATTCGATCGCATTTTTCTCAATTTTAAAATCCTTTACATCCGCGTTCGCCTTGACCACAATTCGAGCATAGGTATCCGCGTCACCGTCATTCGGGACAAACACAGTCCTCGTAAAATCATATACCCCTACGATATTACCCGCAACGACATATGGAGCCGTGCTTCCCAAGGGAGAAAATATCGGACAACCGAACGTTGCAGTGATATTGGCTATATTTTTGCCGTATTCATCCATTGAACGAAAGAACGGATCCGCGCAATATAACGAAAACCTGAACTCCTGCGGCTCCCAGACATATTCGATTGGGAGATCAATTACCTCAAGATATCCTTTGATCCAGCGCTCTATACCTTTGTAGTTGAGGATCAGTCTATATTCCTCATTCGGCAACATAAACGCGTCGATCAGTTTACGGTTGTAGCCATTGTAATCACAGTCAACGGAGCACGTCGTTATTTCAATTGTACGCGGCGGATTGCGTTGTCCAGTAATCACGTTTCCGTCGCCGATGCCTTTTGCTTCGCTGTATATCTCTCGTACCAAGGTAGCTGCACCTTTGATTTCCGTTTCCTCGAAGGTGTTCTCAAATACGAATTTCTGATTGTCTGATATCCTAATCAATGTAATAACTGGTTTCATCGCTTCGCCCCCGCAAGTCCGTATTTCATAACGCCGTTTACCCTTTTTGCCACAACGTCGGGCGAGTCGACCGGCTCGTAGAACTGGATCACCGGCGCTAAAGTCGTCATAGTGCTTACTCTGTTATTAGACACGACTGAGGCACCAACAAATGCTGACATGCCGGAAGCGATATCAGACCTTGTTCCGGCAATTGCCGACCTCATTTGATTAGACATATCCACCATGACGCTTTCCGGAATATCCGCCATCTGCAGCCTGATACCACCAGACATATCTCCCGCGAGCGCGATAAGGTCGCCCATTCCTTCATCCATCGCGTTGTATGCGCCTAACATTACGTTTTTGAAGATGCCAAACGTAACCCGTGACGGGGAATGGATCTGAAAAGCACTTTTAAGTGTTTTGGTGATCTCGTTCGCGATTGTTCGCGCTTTGGAATATAGCGCTGGCGCGTACTCGTCCATTGCAGACGACATACCGGAAAACATCTGGCGCACGACGCCCTGCGCACCGCTTATCATAGCGTTAAACTTTGATGCGATCCCGGATGTAACGCTTTCCGCTGCCGCCGTTACCGCAGAAGCCCCGGAGGATATCGCAGTGGACACTCCGGTCATCATGTTTCGTGCGATGTTTTCAACCCGGGTTTGTGCCATTTTTACCTTATTGACGATGTTCTCGGACATATATCCAAGCGCAGTTGTTACGCCGCCTGTGCCGGCTTTAACCGCATTTGCTATACCGGTGGTGATGCCAGAGTAGTCAGCAGACGTCAGATTTTTCACTACCGTACCGGCGATCGCCTGGGATGCCGCGTCCGGCTCGCCGCTAGCTGCCGTCATGCCCGTGCTGTACCCTGTACTTGTTGCTGTCCCGGCACCTTCCGCAGCTGCTTGATACTGTGATGTCGAATCCGTTATTGCCATTGCGCCGGAATCCATAGCGGCTTTCAGTTGATCATAGAAAAGCTGTCCTTTTGTACCAGAGGGATCGGCGATATACTCTTCCAACAGGCTATTATATCCGGGTCCCCAGCTTTCCACTACCTGCATCATTTCCGGTCCCAACGTTTGAGACGCTGTAACAAGGTTTTGTTTCCATGAAGCATAGCGCTCGTTGTTAGTCACCAATAGAGTATTCAAGTCTTCCAGCGACATATCCGCTTGTTTAGGAATCTCCTTAAATCCATTTACAACATCTTCCATTCCACCAACTGCGGCTTCTTGCCATTTTTTAAATATATCTTCCTGGTTGGTCTCCCATTCCTGCAGGCTATATCCATTCGCGTTCATGGATTCCTGAATTGCCTCGGCAGTCGTCCCCCACTTCAATGCAACCTGCTCAATAGTAAGCCCTTCATCTGTCATTGATGCTTTTAAATTGCTTTCCCAATCGTCAAGAGTAATGCCCTGCATTTGCATACTGCTTATGATTTCATCGGATGCCATTCCATATTTTTCAGCTAAATCATAAACGGTTTCTCCAAGAGAATTCTGCGCCTGAAGCCGAGCAAGATTTTCCTGCTTTTCCGCTTCCGCTGCGCGCGCGTATTCTTTAACCGCGCTTGTAAGATCCTTCTGCTGATCCTTTAAATCTTCTGCGTTATCCGCCGCCTTTTTGCCAGCCTTCGCCCAGTCCCAAATTTGAAATGCATTTTTTGCCCAAATAGATGCACCGTCATTTTGCAGCTTTTGAAGATCCGCCTCGCTCGTTTTAAGATCAGAGTTTGTCCTGTCGAGCTCTACCTTTGCATCAAGCACCTGCTCATAGACTTTATTTGCGTGCTCAAGTCCGGCAACCGCCTTATTATAATCTTCCTGTCGTGAAGCGGCTTCACGAAGCGCATCAGCGTTCATATTAAGCGTACCTGTTGCAGTATCAATCTGTAAGTTTAACCCATCGATGCCGGAGTTAAGTTGTCCCGTTATTTGCATCATCTCTCGCTGAGCGCCTGCTTGATCATCAGCCGCGATTGTGCCATTTTTCATGCCATCAGACAACTCAAGTAACCGGGATATTAGATTCTGATTCGCCTTTCCGGTTTCTTCTGTTGCGGCTATCGATTTTTCATATTCAGCATTGGTTGCCTTTATGCTATTTAAGACCGCTTCGTTAGCTGCAATCTGATCCTCCTCCGCGGCTCGAGTGTCTGCCATTGCTTTCTGATAGCCATCAAGGCTGTTAGATACAGAATCAATTACACCGATTAGCATGACAACGGCAGCAATCGCTATCTGTGCGGTTCCTATCGTAGTCGTAAGCGCGGTTCCGACGTTTTGTATTGCGGTTTTTACGGCTTCGATAAGTGCAGGAATAGCCGCGATAACTTTAAAAGCGGCAAATGCAGCGACCGCACTGATAATAAGTGGTATAATAGTCCCTAAATTATCGGCAATTCCCTTAAATACCTTTTCTATTGTTTTCCCAAAGCTCACAATGCCAGACTTGACATTGAACATCTTATCGAACGAGGTCAGTACCGATGCCGTGCCGCGTGCGATAGCCGCCTTCATGTTATCAATACTTCCAGACCAGCTCTGCCCTGCTTTTTGCGCGGCTCCGGCGACCGATGGAAAACCGCTCGTTCCGGTTTCAAACGCAGCGTTCATAACCTTGATGAAGTCCGAGGTTTTGAGTTCGCCCTTTCCCATCTGATCGGTGACTTCTTCCGTAGATTTTCCAACAGCAGACGCATATATCTGTATCGCCGGAATGCCTGCTTCAAGGAGCATCTGCAAATGCTCCATTGTAACGGTGCCTTTTGTCTGCATCTTTTGAAGCGCTCCGGACACAGTCTCAAGTTCCGCATTAGTCCCCTTCGTATAAAAAGACGTAGCGTCCGCCCAGGCTTTCATGGTGTCTGTTGCAGCTGACACCTTCATTCCTGCCGAGACGAAGGCTTGTACCCCTTTTGCGGCGGTATCAAGCCCATATGCAGTGCCGGTTACAATCGCCGTGGTTTCCGTCAACGCTTTATTCGTCTCGGACACGCTGCCCGTCATCGTACTCATAACGCGATTGAACTGATCCATCGTGTCGATCCTGCTCATCGCCTGACCAACCGAAGCAGCGACCATCTCTACACCTTTTTTCAGCAATTCGAAGATACCAAGACCTTTCACGATATCCCCAAGTTTATTTGCGCCCTTTTGCATCCCTGAAGCGTCAAGGCTTGTATCAAATTTCAGCGTTCCATCATACATGATTTTTCTCCATATAAAAAAGACACCCTTGCGAGTGTCTTTTCGTTGTTTTAGTTTAGCGTAACCTTCTAATTGGAGAGCAGCTTATTATCCTTATAACTCTATATCATAGCTCTATATCTTTTTCATCTGTTTCCTTAAATCCCGCATCGGGCGTATCCCAAACATCAATTTTTTCTCTCAGCGCCCGTGCAAACTTTTTGGCAGGTCCGGTATATATTACCTTGAGCACGATCGTCTTTTCTTCTCCATTTGAAGAAAAGCTTAGAGTAAAAAAGTAATCTCCCTTTGCGAATGCCCCCCAACCCCCATATAGCGCAATATTTTTCACTGTTTGTTCCAAAGAATCTCTGTAGCCTGCCTGCACCTGCGTAATCTTTGAATAAGCTAACCTTGCAATAGTATCTTTTTGAATGATGATCAATTCATCTGGTGCAATATAAGCCTTAACGATGGATTTCTGTGGCATATTGGGCACCCCTTGCACCAACACAAGCTCCGCCTTCACGTAAGATGCCAACTGTTTTTTTAAAGCTTTTATCTCCTCACTACTTCCAAACAACCCCATATGTCCACCCGCTTTCAGATTATTTTGCCTTCATCATACCACGTCATCCGGGCTATTTCAACACCGCTTTTGCCCGTGCCCGCAGCCTATCACGATGGTTTCTTTCCTTCTCTTCCGGTGTGGTGTAACCGAATTTTCTGATTCGCAGCATCTTTTGCAGCTTGGCGATGCGCTTGCGTTCTTCTCCCTTGAAGCCGTCGAGTTTTACGCCGCGGTAATACATCCGCTTCGCCATTGCCGTATCTTCAGGAAGCGCACGCATCAGCGATAAAAATTTCCACCAGTGCATATACTCTATTTCTGCAAGATCTATTCCATAAGCACATAAAAAATCCGCATGAATGAATTCCGCATCTTGCTCAAAGCTGATCAGCTCCGGACCTTTTGTCTTTTCCTCGCCCTGTACTCTCCCGCCGGAATAAAACCAAACCAATTCTTGCAGCAACTCCTGCAACGAACCGTGTTCTGGCTGCGTCTCGCTGCCGTAGAGCCACATCAGCGCATCTTCCCATACGGATGTGTCCTCTCGCTCTGAATCGCTGAAAAGGCTTTCTACCATCACCATATTGCGATAGTCTGAATAGATAGGGTTACCGAGCCTATCCTCCATGGGAAGCCCACTCGTTAGAATGCTCATTTTCCTTTTTTACCAAAAGGCTTGATCCGTGAGGTAACCTTTTTGTCAAAAGCGGTTGCCTGCGCGGCAACGCCGTCCTCAAACTCTGCGAAAGCATCTACACACGCTTCAAAGTCGCATTCCGAACCAAACAATTCGTTTGACGTACCTTCCCCAAAGATACCGTCAAACAAATCAAAAATAGATGCGCACGCTTTGCGCAGCAGATCAGCATATTCCTGTAATCCGACTTCTTCCGGCGTTACCTTTGCGATATCGGAGTACCGCTTCTGTACTGTTTTACGGGAGTCTTCCCATTTTTGTACATGGTCGGCGTTCATAAAGTTAAAATCAAGCTCTTTACCCCTTACGTTTATCATGTTTTTACTCCTTAATAGCAAAAGAGGAAGGTGCTTACCCTTCCTCTTTCTCCTTTCCGCCCACATCCTTGCTGATAACAGGCGTTCTTACCCTGTTTTTGCTGCTTTGCAGATAGATGATCCTGTCTTTCGATGGCTTATAGCCTTGTCTGGGATACGCATCCCCTTCGAAATACTCGTGACCACTATCCTCAAGATCGCAAAAATACTTTAATACCGTATACATCATTGGTTATCTCCTTAGGTCGCGGAATAAGTGTACTCCGCAGGAGTTCCTCGCGACGTCAGCGTTGCCCCAAAAGTCGCGTCCTCACCTGCCGCGCCTGCAAGATCGTCAGATACTACGACAGAGACCTTTCCTTTCTCGCCTTTACCTGTAAGCGAGCAAAAATACACGTACTCGAAAACTACCTTCTGCCCGTTTCCGAACTTTACCGCGTGCGCTAAGATCGCATCCTGGAAAGCATCTCCAACGATCCTATCTCCGGCAATGTTAAAGCCTCTGGCCGTGCTGGTTTTGTTCGTGACTTTTCCCCTGCGGATATACTGCTTGTCCGTCGTCTGCGCGTCCAAAGACCCGGACTGCTCTGTGATGCCATCATCACATACGATATACCCCGTAGGCGACGTCGCAGGCGTAGACGCTAAATTAAGCGCCAGCACCATATCGTCAGCCGTTACGGCGCCTTCATATGTAGGGCTCGGCGTAATACCCGCCATTAATTCAGATAATAACATAGTTTTATACTCCTTTTCTCTTATAAATAATTCTGCACTGTACCTGGTACTTTGCATTCCGCATATCGGTACTCATCAGGTATACTGTACTCATTGCTTCGATTCCTTCCACAGTGCATCCTTCCGGAAGCTGTGGAAAGTTTTTGCTTGCGTTTTGTGTGCGAATCCACGCTGCAAGCCCTTCAAAGAACCCGCTGTTATCGAGCTGCTGCAGCACCTCCTGCCCATACTCGCACACCGTTCGGATCGCGAAAACATACTGGCACCTCGCAGCGCCTCGCATGTACCGTTTGATCACATCCTCGGTCGGGATCGTATCGATAGAATACTCGATCCCGCTTTCCGGAAGAAAATCAACGTTAAGCTTTCCATCCGCCATCAGTGGGCAGCTTTTAAAGTACTCGTAAAGCCCTTTAATAATCGTCGTGCTCATTGTCCTGCCAACCTTCCTGCGCCACGCATGATCGCTTCTTTGTGTACTGCTTTCATCCTCTCAAACCAGTACGCTCCACGCTCCGGTGCGCCGTTAAATCGGTATTGCGGGTTATAGTAAAGTCTTCTGGCATACGGCGCGGTATATCGCACTTCACCGCTTCCGATCTCTGTACCAAGAATTCCGGAAGCGATCAGCACGCCGGTACGTTTTGGCGTGTACCTCTCTGAACACCGCAGAACCTCACTGTCGATAAACTTCTGCGCCAGCGTGAACTTCCGCGTGCGATCAGATCCAAACCCTTGATTCCATACAATTTCAGCTCTAACGCTTCCGCTGTTTGTGGTTACGGTTCGTATGTACCCAGCGGGCGTCGTGACAACGACTTTCGGATTCACCGCCATGTTATTTCCCCTCGATTCTTAAGTGCTGCATCGCCGGGATTCCGCGGCGATTGTCATAGCACCCGGTCACGGCGAAGCGCTGGTACTCGTCGAGCTCTTTTTTTCGAGTGATATCCAGATCAAGCAAGCCTTTTACCACGATATCTCCGCTTCCGGGTGCAAAACCATCCGGCACAGCTGTGGCGGGAATTCGTACCGTATAGGTGTCCGCGGTAGAAAGGCCGCTGTCACCAACCGTCACCTTCTGACCGCCGTACCAGCTGACGCCTTTGACTTGGAACCGCGTCCAGAGGTCTTCCCGTGTCTGCTTGTCGTAGCTGTGGCAGTAGACCGTAATGCCCGTATCAAATGTATCGTACATCACAACCACCCCAGCATAAGATTTGTCGGGAAAGTAAGCCAAGTCTTACAGATGCGCGCGAAGGCATCCTCCATATCGACCCTGCTGCTAAAAGTCATGCTGTACCCATCATTGTTGACCGACTGCACCCCATCCGGTAATTGTGAAGACGAGCTGACGGCATCCGCTATCTCGCACTCACACATTTTAAGTGCATCTTCCATATCGGAAGCTTTTCGCCCTCCGGTCATATTGACTATTATTTGTGTCGCTTTTACAACCGCAGCGTTATACTCATCCTCCGAAAGCGTCCCGTGATATGTTCTTGTATAATACTCATAAGTCGCATATGCAGATGCCATCACCCTTTCCTCCTTACTTATGCTGTCTTAGGTGCTACCTTGATTCCAGTCAACACCCCGGCCTTAAGCGTGTTTTTAAGAACCACGCCTGCTACGAGCTCAACTTCGCCTTTTTTGACTGCGCCAGGTGAAGACATGTCCGGCAGATATGTCGAAATCATGCCGCCCCCCTGTGGCGAGATACCATGAAAAGCATCAAGCCCAAGTGTTACCGCATAGATATCCGTCGTTCCGAATGCGGAAGAAGACGCCGCCGATGTAGGGATGACGTCTACCGTTGCGCTACCGTTATAATAACCACCGACATCAAGCATCGGGATCCCCATATAGGATTCAACGAACTGACCAAAATCGGTCTTTGTACGATCGTAGTACCCTGCGCGACGTGCTACCCCGCGCAGAATCGTTAGCATTTTAGTATTCATGAGCAGCATGGACGGTTTCCCATCAAGCTGCGCAATGAAATTGTCCACCTCGTCCAGAAAAGCATTTTTATTGCTGTCCAGATTTGCAGACGTCGTAAGATCAACCGCGCTTGTGATATTGGTAGACGCACCGCTGAGTGATTTTTTCAACCCGTCAAAGGTGTTGACTACATACCCTGCTCCGCTGGATGCCGCGATGCCATTGATCACGAGGTTGTGGAAATAGTTGCTTGTCGCCTTGACAGCCTGCTCAAGCTGAAACGCAATCTCGTCGATCGCCCCGCTCGTGTTCTGGATCACACGGTCGACCTCGAACGACTGACCCATCGGAACGGCAGCCGCCGTTTTCTTTTCGCGTTTTGCTTCTGTAGCGGTATACTCACTGTTAATCGCACGCACTGCTGCCTGCGTCGGAGTTTTGAGCTGAATGTATCCATAAGTCAGCGTAGATCCTCCGGCGCCAGGAGAGATTGAGTTATCAAATGTCAGTTGATCGAGTAAAAGACTCGAGCGTCTGAACATGTCGATCACCTGTTGGTCGACTTTATCAGCCATACCAACCTTTGCTTCTGCTAATGTAATTGCCATAATAGTTTTTACTCCTTCTGTTTATAGTGTTGCTTGAGCGCATCAGTAATGCTGATGGCATCGTCCGGTTTTCCGCTTCCCCCGGAGCCGCCGGCAACAATGCGCGGCGGTTTATCCTCTTTTTCGGGTTCAAACAAGAATTCTTTTTCCTCTTTGATTTTTAAAATTTGGTCATCGAGTCCGAGGATATTACCGTCTTCTGTAAGCTTTAGACCGTTGCGGTCAAGCAAGCCCATGAGGATTCCGGTATCTTTGGCTTTTGCTCCGGCAAGCTGCGCTTCCAGCGCGTGATCAAACTTCATCGCCGCAACCTTTTCGTCTCGGTCTTTTTCAGCCTGCTCTGCCTTCTGCTTCCAATCGTCAGCAGACTTCTTGATCCCGTCAACGTCCAGGTCCTTAAATGCTTCGATCTGTTTATTGGCTTCACCAAGTTGGTTTTTCAGCCCGTCGCGCTCTGTAGTCAAAGTGCTGACCTGCGTTTGAAATCCCTGCACGTCTTTGCCGTTTTCAGTCATGATCTTATCGATTGCCTCATCCTCAAGACCAAGTTCTTTCAAAAATTCACGTTTCATTTGTTACCTTTCTTCGCTACGCTTTTTTACGCGGTCGCGACCGCGAGGCTATCCACATTTATACGCCTGCGGAACAGCGATTTTTTGTATCAAAAAAGGCCGCTCTTTCGAGTGACCTTTAAGATCTTAATCCAGCTTCGCATACCCGCTATGCTAGCAAGTTGCGTTTCTCCATCTCAGCGGCAACGAGTGTAAGCATGTCCTCAACAACCGCGCCCGCTGGCGTTGGATTCCCTTCTTTTTCAAACTCTAAGTAATCTGGAATAACGTCATACAATTGCTCCAATTGATCGTCTTCCAATTCTTGTTTTGGATCGAATGGTAAACCCATCTTCGCCAACATGTTGAGCTGTTTTTGGTTCCACCGTAAAGCCATTACTTTCTACCTTTCAGCCGGGCAGCAAGCTTACTGCTTGTTTTCCACACCGTAGTGATACGCCCCGTATCCACATTTACCGCAGCAGTGACTTTCTCGCCGACGAATTGCTGCGTTCTATCTGCTCTTATTTTACCAATTTTAAGCGGGCTAGTCAATGCGCTTGGTATATCGTCAACGTTTATGCTCCGCGCTTTTGCTTGATCAAACATATGCTTTGACGTGTTTGTTTTTATGCCGGTAGAAGTTACTATGCCCTCGATCTTACGCTCTGCTGTAAGTACTTTCCCACTTATGCCTCGACCGTATCCCGCGACCTGCGCCCGTTCGTTCTGCGTCAACAAACCGGATTTATTACTGAAATCAGAATAATAATCCCGCAGCCTCCGGAGCTTAATGCTTTTCGCAGTAAAGTCGTCGTGCAAGCCCGCCTCATCTGCACCGATCAGCTCGCGCTTCGTCTTCCGGATTGACCGCTCAAGCTGTCGTTGCATTTGCTCAGCCTCATACAACGTATAATGCTTGCCTTCGTACTCTAGCCCCGCCTTATTTGCTGCTTTCATCGCCTGTAACTGCTTTTCACTGTACATAGGCTCAGATATCCCAAGCAGCACTGGAAAAGCCATATGGCGGCAATTCAGTGTCCCTATCGGTCGTGCGAGCACGTTGTTCAACGCCTCGTAGTCTTCTCGTCTAAACTGCCTGCCCTGGTACGGCTGATGGTCTTCCGCGCACGCTGCGTGAGCCGTTATCTCCCAGCCGTCCGCACCTATATCCTCGGCGTTCTTTTTCATGACTTCCGCAGCCATGTCCTTTACGCCGCCTAAAATGCACTGACGCGCCGCTGCCTCGATGCTTATTCTCCGGCCGGAAGCATAACCGATCGTCGTCATACCCTGCGCGGTAAACGGTCTAATCGCCTGCCGAATCGCCGTATTGTAGTCTATTGCGCCTGTAGCGACCTGCATCTGCGCGAAAGAAAGCGCCTGGCGGTAAGCGTCCGTCCACATGGTAAACTGACCACCCTGCATAATATACCCTGCCGTCCGCGTGAGGTTGGCAAGATCTCCCATTGCAGCCTTTACCGCAGCTTCACCGATCCGCCGGGCAAAGCCGGTATCAAGGCTTACGCCCAGCTTCTCCGCAATCGCTGCCTGATTATCTGTCGCTATTTCTTCGGATTCCGCAAAAATGCGCTCAATCTCTTTCTCAGAAACCTTGAGCGCCTCCGCTATTTTTTCGTTGATCGCCGCCGTACCCTCGCCGAGCGCCTGCAGCGTGATCCGCTGCAACTCCGCCGTGCTGGTGGCCGTCCCCATCTTACGGATGCGTCGGGCAATATCCGCAATGGTATAGTCCTCGACCTCGTACAAAATCCGTATGATCGGATCAGGAAGCGTTTTTAAATAGTCCGGCGTAAGCATTATTCAGCGCCCTCCAGAATCTTCTTTGCCTCGTCTTTTGATACGCCGATTGCAACCGAGATGATATTAACTGCTTGACCGATCGTTAAGGCTCCAGATTGGTACTGCGCTATGACTGAAATAAGTGACTGCGTCTGCGCGCCGTTCAAGGATTTTCCAGTGATTGTTTCCGCGGTATCAATAACTTCCTCCTTTGCTGGTGCCGATGCTTGTGGCTGAGAAGGCAAAGATGAAATAGTGCTTCCCACAAGCTCCGTCATCTCTGGAATAATCTTCATCGCCTGCTCATCGGTCATCCCATCGCACTCTTTATAATACGAAAGCGCAGTTCGCATTCCCGCCTGCACTTCCTGAAGCTTTCGATCGCGCGTTGCTTCTGCGTCTACGATAATACTGTCATCCCACTGATATGACGTCTCATAGGTGCCTTTTGGCGCAAGATTTCCAAGTGTCGCCCAAACATCCATGGCGTAAATAAGCTGATCAAGAGCGCTTTGCAAAGATTTTTGTATATCCGAAACAAGAGCATAACTGCGCTGCTTACTCATTTTTATCTCGGTGGCCGTTTTGTCTACGCTTTGAAGATCCGATATTGTGCCGTATGCCAGCCCACAATGAAGCTCTATGAGCTGCTCAATTTTATTTAGCGCATTTATCATCGACTGTTCGCGTAGCGTAGGAGAAAACGTCCGGATTGAATCTTTCGCTTCTCCTTGTAAAGGTACAGGTCGATATAACCTTTTATGCCCTTTTGGTAGGATATATCCCCCGTTTTGATCTTTTTGCAAAAGCCCTCCGTCAATCTCGACAGCCAACTCTCCGCCTTCCATCTCCCAACGAAAACTACTCCATTGCTCATCAGCCTCCCGGATTTGATCAATCGCACGGGAGAAGACACTTACACCGAGCGGGGACATTCTGTCTATCGCATTTGCCAATGGCATTTTAAAATATGCAAACAGCGGTCTTTCTATATTCTCAATGGTTGTATCCGGGCTAATATCCGACCACTCCGGCACGCTTTCAAGGCTGATCTCACTTCCTAAGACGCTTGAGCTGATCGATCGGTATGCTTTATTGATTACCTGATAGTTCGTTCCGTCCAGATCATGCATCTCAAGCCGCGTATAGAACGACCTCCCTTTTATGATCTGTTCCACAAATACTGCGCCGGTGATATTTCCGCTGCCGTCAAATTTCGTCGGAAAAAATTGATCGGCATGAATAGCATCGACCTGGATCGTTTGCCCAAATATATACGGTTTGAAAGCGATTCCGCCTTTGGCGCACCCGTATTCGCAATATTCCTTCAGGCGTCCAATAACGCGCTTATACTGGCTATTCAAGTATTCCGCGCGCGGCGATCCGGTGATCTCACTTTGAAATTCGATCGTCACCATACGCGCCACTTCGGACGCGATTGTTGCGGCAAGATTCGTACTTTTTACTGTGTCGGATAGCCATGGCGCTTTATTTTCATAAAGATTCGTCCATAATGTTATAGCATCTGACATATCTCCAGAAACGACAATATCAACCTGCAGCCTCTCTTTTATACTTGATCTTCCAATCATTTTGCCAAGCACCGCCTTAATCCAACCAAAAAATTGTTTAAACATAATTGCCTCACAGCTCATACCTCAAAATTGTATAACAGAAATACCGTATATCATCCATTGCATGATCGTACTCTTTGATGACCGTATCCTCGTTTTTACTTGTGTCCCAGCTATATTGTCCAAACTCTCTGATGGCGTCCTTGCATTCCGGCGCAAAGAGTAATTTGCCGTCGTTCAGCATAGACGCCGTTGTTCGGATACCGTCCAGCACATCATTTTTTGCTTTCCGCACTGCATACTGCCCGTGCCTTCGTATCGTCGTAATAAAGCTGGCCGCCGAAGGATCTACAACGATGCACTGTACCATCTTATCCCCGATCAAATCACACAGCGCGGCGTAGTATTCCTCGTCGGTCAGCTGCTTGCGACCGCCATCGCTACTGTGGTAATATTCCGCGATCCTGTACGCCTTTCCGTCACCCGGGAGGCACCACAACCCTGCAGAAAAAGGATTGACCGTACCGTAGTCGATACTGATATAATAGCGCCCTGATGCAGGCAGCTGCGTCGTGGTATGTTTTTTCCGGTCAAATATCGGATACACCAGACCCTCAGCGAGTGCCCACTTTCCCAGAATGAATCGATCATAGTATACCGTTCCTGCATACTCATGCTTTAGGCTGCTGACAAATCCAGGATCTAAAAAGGGGTTGTCGTCAATGACAAACCCCATGCTGTACACATCTGCGTCGCTTTCGATGAATTTTCGAAACCAGTGCTGCGGGTTGTCCGGGTTGCATGTCCCGTCAAAGCAAGCGCCAGGCTTATCCAGACGGGACTTCAGCATTTGGAAAACGTCCGGATTCCAGGTCGTTACTTCATCCCCATAGCAGTACAATAGCCCCGCACCTTGAAGCTTGCTGACTTGATTGATCTTGTCAGCGCCCAAGGCATAGCACTCACGGCCAAAGAGCTTCACTTTATTGTTGCTGCCGATATGTCCGACCAACAGCGGCGTCCATATCTGCCGCAGCGGATCAAGGATGTTCCGTTCGAGCGTGCCCTTGGTATTTCCCAGCAGCAGGATCAACCCGTCATCGCTCGCTTTACGGATCCTCCAGGGTATCTTGAAATAATCCAGATAGGTCTTTCCAGACCTGGTCGCGCCATACGATACGTTCCACCGGTGATGGTTCTGGATTGTGTTGCGCCATACTTCCTGCTGCTTTTCGCTGAACCTTATCATACCTGCCTGTCTACCCCTTCCAGTATCTCATCCAGCTTGCTCAGCGCGTCCTCGCTTCCTGTATTCAGCTTCTCACGTTCCAGCGCCAACCGCTGCTTGTCATACTCCGCCTTATGCCGGTCGCGCGGATTAAGCTCAAAGTAGTCGGCCAGCCAAAGCAACGCCTTCATCCGGTCTGCCAGCTTCACGCTGGCGCCGTCCTTGCCCTGCTTTACTTCTGACAGCAGCGATCCGTCTACTGTCCCCGAGTCTTTAAATCGCACCTCGTTAATCTCTTTCATTACAACTTCTTTTTCACCGGTCTCCTCGTTTTTAATCTCCATTGGTCCAAACATCGTCATGACCGGAACCTCTACACGTGAAAACTCTACGAAAGCCGTAATATCTGCAAATGCGATTTCCATCATTTTTTCAACGACATCCGTCGGTCCGGCAAGCAAGCCCTCATTTCGAATACTGCGTAGCCTCTTAATTTCTGTACGTATTTTTTCTTTCTGCAGCAGCGTCCATCCATAGCGGTTCGGATATTTATCCGAGAACCCGGCTTTTATGGTTGCCGCCGTTGCGTTATTCGTTCTGACATACCAAAAGCAAAAGAGCTTTTCCATCTCGGTAAGCTCCTCGTTTTTTTCCACTGACTGCATCAGCTTTTTATTTACTTTTCGGTTTTTGGAACGTTCCGTATTTTTTCGGAGCGTTCCAAATAATTTACTGTCCCAGCCGTCCTTATTTTTCCACCCGCGAACCGTCCCTTCTGGAACCCCGAGTTCGTCCGCGATCTCTTTTAAAGCAATCTTCCCCGAAGCCTTCTTAAACAGTTCGTAAGCATTGTCTCTTACCGGGCTCCGTTGTCTGCCCATATCTCACCTCTTCGCCGGGTACTTGCACTGCTTAAGCCTGCAGCCCGGCTTCTTTGGGTCGTACTCACTGCACTCTTTGCAGGTCTTCGGCGTTTTTCTGAAAATTAAGGTCTCTTTCATCGCATTTCACCTTTCGAGTAATAAAAAAGAGACGTCCGCGGACGTCTCTCAGTATTCCATGGTATAATCATAACATTTTTTTTGAACGCCCAGTATCATCTTTCATAATCCAAGCATATCTTTTATATCATTCATAAATTTATTTTTATACCTGTAAAACTGGGCTCTCTCGCACAAAACTATCCCTGCGAAAACCTCGAATGGATATTCTTTTGCATTAAGGCATGATAGCCATATGCACCGCCGCAACGTTTCTTCTTGCTCTATCGTCTGAGATATGTCAACGCCTATGAGATGCCGCGCCTGATCAATCGCCCGAATGACCGCTGCCCGGTGTTCTCCTTCTAACTTCTCCAGCTTCTCGGCAGCGGACAGCGTAGGATCCCCGGAAGTGGTACCCCGTGGCATGCCGTCTGCCTGCTTCGGGCTTGGGTACATGATACGATCCCTTTCGCACTGATACCAGGTGCGGTATTCGTCATATTTTTTGATGTATTTCAAAATCAGCGTTCTCGTATCACGATCGATCTTATATTTCGTTTGCAATCTTCCGCCCTCCAGTGTTACAATGTATTTGCGAGATACATTCAGGGGCGGCGGGAGCTGCTCTTTTTTTTTCACCTTACTGCCAGCACGATCACAAGGAACGCTGCTATACAGATCATGACGATGATTAGTGCCTGTATTTGCTTAGTCATGAGATGCCTCCTTTTATCCGTCATTCTTCCTCGCCCCCGTCCACTCGTGCGCCGCAATGACAATATTGGGCTTCTGCTGAATCACTACATCCGATTAGTTTCCTGCCACACACAGAACACCAATAATTTGTATATTCAAATCCCGCGCTATTATTTATCCTTTTTTCCGCCCACCGCCCATGCACCATCGGCGCTGCGTCTACCGTGGGGGCGTTATCGATGTCAAATACTGGGATAACGTATTCGTGCCTCTCTTCGCTATAAATCTTTTTTCCTTTCAGTGCATCCGCATCTATCAGTCTCATTTCTGTTTCTCCTTCAATGGACATAAATCACAACTATATCTCAATTTTCTCCACAGCATTTACCCGCCGCGCATAAAGGGCATTCTCTTTTCCACATACATGTTTCACATTTTTTGTCGTTCACTTTCCCCGCTCCCTTCCGGCTTCTCCAAATGTCTACTTTTGACTACCGATCTCCTCCAGCGTGACCTCAACGCGCGGATCATCCGAATACCATTTTCTGACCAGGCACTCCGCCACCGCAGAATCATCGTGATATGCAATTCCGTTAAGCGCATCCAATACGCACTTGACCATATTATCCACATCCGGCTTTTTGGTAGGCCTGATCTCTCCGGCAGCCATAAGATCATGCTTTTTTTTCGAAGTGCTCTTTGGTATCGTCATATACGCGTCTATCGTTGCGGAGATAGCCCCCTCAAGCTTCTGCGCGCCGCAGTACTCCTGATAGCACAGCTTCACGAGGTTTTCATAAGCTGCGGTCCCCGCAGGCGTATAGGTGATTCCAGACCGCAGTACGCGCGGGCGTCCTTTGCCTTTCGGCTCGCCCGGTATTTCAAAAAACAACTTTTTCATGATTCGTCTTTCTCCATTTCCCTTTCTTCCCTATCGCTCAGCATCTTACGCAGGTAGCGCAAGGGCTGCTTGATCACCCTGTCCTTCATATCCTCCATAGCATCCAGCACTTCATCTTCACCGTACTTTTTCATAAGATTTTTGAACTCAAACCGCTGTCCTCCAGTCAGTTCGGTACTGAAAAGAAATTCATAGTGCGCAAAAGGATCGAAAGAATCGGGCGCGCTTTCTTCATCTTCTTCAAGATATTCTTTACTTTGCTTTGTGGTGTTTTTCGGTCGATTTACTCCGTTTTTCGGTCGATTTACCATTTCTTTGTATAGGGAATGACGCTTCGATAATTTTGCCATTTCCGTAAGCGTCAGAAGCCAATATTCAAGACGTACTGAGCATCCAATTCGGTCTACAGTCGCACTGTAATACGTAGACTGTATACGCCGTGAGGACAGTATGTTTTCGTCCTGGCAGAGTCGCCGACTGAACAGGTCGGTCGCAATGAGTAACTCAATAATGTCCTTCACGAGGTCCTCGGTGGGCTGATGTTTGCCAGCGAGGCGCTCTTGGATCAAGAACGCTACATCGTCCGGATCACTGTAATCGATATAATAACCTTTGTCTTTATATATCAGGTCAAGGAGTGTTTCGTACACTCCCACAGCAATATATCCGTAGCGTTGTCTTGCTTTTCTCAGTTTTGGGTCAATCGGTAAATCCACATCCCTTGGCCAGTAATCCAGACCTTGCTTTTGCGGACGTGGCAAGCTGTCACCTCCCATATTCCCCGGTGTCGGAAACGTTGCCCTGATCCACTTCCATTCACCGGGTCGTGCACTCTTGAGTCTTACTTAACATACATGCTTCTTTGGTTTTGTATACCTAAATTGCGGCAACCGCTTTTATCTCAGGATTATTACGCGGATCTCATTACGCCGCGCCACAGGTTTTAAATATATTATCCGCGCCCCGCCCATCAGATTTCAGGAGGTCATTGAGACGGGACGCGGTATTGGTGGGGCTATACTTGGCGCATTTGCTTGAGTGTGTCTGTACGCTCCATTACAATGCTTCCGTCCTTGTGCTTGACCGTGATCTTGGTGCTGAAGTCCGGTTTAAAGATGAAGTTATCAATCTCGCCGTCATACACCTTAAGGCACAGCGTCTTGATCGCCGCAAATGATTCCTCAACCCCAGACATCTTTGTGATTGAAAGAAGCTGATCTTCTATGCTTTTTTCAAGGTTCTCACGCTCAGTGCGCCGTCTATTCTCTTCCTGCCATGCCTGGGCATCCTCACAAGTGCAATGCTCCATAGCGTACGCTTCGAGGTCAGTTTCATGATTCGCGGCAATATCCAGCGGAACTGGGAGATATAGGCCGCACCACGGGCATTTGCATGTAGCACCTTGGCTCTCGTTCTCAATTGCGCTGCTGTCGATCGGTTCCTCGAAAAGATCAGATTCGCCGTCGTCATCGTAGAGCATATCTTCCCGATCGTCTTCGCCGTCATCCTCGTCCAGGTCTTCAACAAGGTCAGCGATCAAAGGAAATTCTTCATCCGCTACAGTCCTAATATAACTGTCGCACGCTGGGTCTATCGGCCGTATACGCTTTTCTATCTCTCCGGCAATACAAATCCTGCCTCCCGCCACGGCGTGGTAACATGTCTCGCAAGTAAAGCCTTGCTCTTCTTCCTTCGGATCCTGAAAATCCTCCGGGTCTGCGATGAATTCTCCCGGAAAAAACTTGTCGATCAACTCCTGCTTAGCCTCCATGCCTTTTTTGTTCTGGCTGCAACTAACCGACACAACACGCCGGCAGTCCGCGCGGTCCTGGGTGTAATTTGCGCCCAAATCAGGATGCTTCTGCGCATATGCGATCACTGCCTCACAAAAATCATGATCGAGCGAAATCACCTGAAGCGTGCATTTATCATCCGCACTTCCCTGGTATGCGTTCTCGTGGTTCGGCGGCTCGCTGCCGGCGCGGCATTCCCAGCGCTTATGGGTCGCGGTATCGCCCCAGCCGTCCTTGACGTCGATCGGGAATGGGCAATCGGCACACTCCTGATCGGCAATCACGCCATTTTCTTCCGCAATATGATATCCCGTTGTATCGGCCTTTGTGGACTTCTCGAACGTCCGGCCGCACTTGGTATAGTATGTATTCATAATTGTCTCCTTCAAAATAGTTTCAGTTGCCGGGGATCCCCTATAGTCTCGCCTTTTGCTCTGCAAGGTTTCTTATACTTGGTACAGGTCGCAAAATGTGATATGTACCCATACCCGGTTGCCGCATACGGATTACCGGTAATCTCACCGCGAACGACTTCCCCGTTTTTCAGTACGATATAATCCTTGCCATCGACGCGCTCCTTATAATGCACAGGCTCCGCATCCACCGGCATGAATTTGCCGCCCAGCGTCCGGATGTACAATATGGATTTCCCGCAGTATTTACACTTTCGTTCGCCCATTAGTTTTTCTCCTATCCCGCAGGCTGCGGAGCGCGGTGCCTGCGGATTCAATAATAAAAGGGTGACGAGTTTCTTCCCGCGCTCCAAACTATTTAATCCCGCGCCCTGAAAACCGTTCAATGCTTCGGAGCAAAACCTTCCGGGCGCGGGTATTGGAATTTATACGTTAAGGCTTGTTTACTCGTCATCGTCTGCCGTTGCGTCATCATCCTGATCCAGCACTTCCCCGGTCTCTTCGTCAATCACCGTATAATCCGGCTGAATAATCGGCGTCTCGTCGTCCGCGTCCAGATCGATACGCGATACCGTTTCATCGGCTACTGTTCCGCGGACAAACTCCGTTTTCATCGGAGCGTATTTCAGTACACGCTTGATGATCGTCTTCTTGGCCATCTCGTCAAAATTTGTCTGCCATGGCCCGCTGCTATACGCCTTAGAATACTTTCTCGCGTGAGCGCGTACATCTTCCATGCTCATAACCTCAAAGCCCTCACCGCCGTTTACCAG